TAGCAATGTAGTATTTTTATTTTCTCACGTCCTCATCTACACATCGGTTTTTATCTTTGCACTCGGGCACTGTGTACATTTCATCCATATATAAATCTATTTCAAGTTGATCACACACAATAATTGGAACGAATGAAACCAATATTATTGCAAGTAACACCCAAGATACTATATTATAGTTGTAATAATTGGCTAAAAATATCAACAAACCCCATATAATGGTACTTACCACCCCTATGATAGTAATCCCCGTGTTTTTTTTGTGATATATATAATAATTGACCCCCTTGCTTAAAAAAGCGTCGTAAATAACCCCTAATATTGTAATGATGACGTAAATATATAATGTCGTAAATTGGTTCATTATATATTTATACATATATTGTAGGGAACCGTAGGTTCCCTACACCGGAGGTTCCCTACACTACGTTAAAGACGATGAATAAATATGAAAATATATTGTATAAAAATGACTTTAGAACTACGAAAGTTTGATATGAGACTGATTACTTTCCGTCCAGACGAGGCAAAAGGTCCGGTCGTAGTTATGATAGGCCGTCGTGACACAGGTAAGTCGTTTTTAGTTCGTGATCTTCTTTACCACCATAAAGATGTACCTATAGGAACCGTGATTTCCGGGACAGAAGCAGGTAACGGGTTTTATTCCAATCACGTCCCGGCACTTTTCATCCATAATGAATATAGTAGTGTATTGATTGAAAACGTCTTACGCCGCCAAAAAGTGGTACTAAAACAGATTAATCATAATATAGAAAATAAAATAAAGAATACTATTGACCCCCGTTGTTTTTGTATATTAGACGATTGTCTTTACGACAGTAGTTGGACACGAGATAAACTGATGCGTCTACTTTTTCTCAATGGACGACATTGGAAAATCCTTTTGGTAATCACCCTACAATATCCACTTGGTATCCCGCCTATTTTAAGATGTAATATAGATTATGTATTCATCTTGAGAGAACCCGCTTTACAAAACCGTAAACGATTATGGGAAAATTATGCGAGTATGTTTCCTTCTTTGGAGTCGTTCTGTAGTGTCTTTGACCAAACCTCTCAAAATTATGAATGTATGGTAATTCATAATAATGCAAAATCAAATAAAATCACGGATCAAGTGTTTTGGTACAAAGCAGAAACGAGACCGGATTTTAAACTGGGTAGTAAAGAATTCTGGGATATATCAAAGGGACTGGGGAGTGATGACGAGGACGAAGAGTTTGATCCAAACAAGAGCCGTAAAAAGGGGCATCAACAAATAAATGTGAAAAAGTCGAAATGGTAGGCGGTATAAAAAACAAACAAACAACAAACAACAAATAAATAAACAACAAACAAAACACAAACAAGAAACAAATAAACAACTAGAATGCGATGTGGGGAGGTGGTGAGGTGGTGTTACATATCACTTCCATCCCCTAGCTTGGGTGAAAGAAAATACTTGACACTTCCTTCTTGTTCCCCTTCTCCAAACATATAATCTATTCGTATGGGATAATTACGCCGTATTTTCAACTCGACAATCTTTGAAATTTTACAATAAGAAGATATAGTATTTAAATAGGAAAGTCCAAAGAGGACATTTATTGTTTCCCCCTCAATTATAGAGAACCCGGTTAATTCTTCGATTTTGATTTCCACTCTCATACTACCATTTTCCACTGACTTGGAAATAAATTGTATATCATTTTCGTTACATTGAATATTCAGCACGTCCCCGAACCCCTTGAGTTGATGGATTAATATGGCAAAGTTGACGGAAGGGAGTGATATTTCCGCTTCATAATCAATATTGGGTATTTCCATAATATCGTTTTCCAAATTAATTAGGGGGACTTCAAAATAACGGTCATAGACGCTTTTGTTGGTTTTAATCGCTTTGGTGGGGTCTTCCGTTCGGGGCACGTCTTCGGGGGTGGTGGATAACATATTTACCACGAGGGTATCTTCGTTCCCGTCTTCCATATTGTATTCAAAATGAATGGCTTGTGACTTTTCTTTGGAAGAAAGGATTTTATATAGGACATTAGTGTTTATTCCTATTTTCACATTTTCATATTGACAAGAATAGAAATTGAACCAAGAAGAACGGATGGAGACTTCTAACACGGATACTTTCGAAGGATCCATTGTTTGAATAAAAAGTCTTTCATCGCTGAAATATAATACTATGTATTCGGCTATGCCTTTTATATTTTGGAAAATGGTGGTGAATGTCTCTATTTTCGATTCATCCGTGATTTTGAAATCCATTTCTTTGAAAGAATTGATGTATAAATATAGGGTTATATAGGTAAAATTTATACCTTTTTATGGTGGGGGTGGGTTCCATATAAAATATATATACCTACCCTACTACAAAAAGACTCTATATATTCCATATAAAAATATATACAACTAAATTGCACGGAAAAGGAAGGGGGTGTAGGTTCCCTACAAAATATATACATACCCTACTACAAAAGGGAGGGGTCGTAGGGGAACCGTAGGTTCCCTACAAAATATATACATACCTACCTGGAAAAGGGAGGGGTCGTAGGGGAACCGTAGGTTCCCTACTTCCCTACAAGGATATAAAAAAAATATATACAATTTTAATACGGCATTCAAATGTTTTCCAGTTTTATTAAAAAACGCAATAACGAACAAGAAAACACCACTATTTTAGACGCTTTTCAATTCAACTTTTTGTTAACAAACACGATATTTATTTTACCCGTAAGTAAAAGCAATCCAGTTTCAAATCGTCTTTTTATAGACTTTGTAAACTTTCGCAAGTTTGTAAACCGTTCCAATTTCGATAGTGTTGTCAATTATTTTATTGAACTTATTATCAAAATATTAGAAAAACACGAATCGTTTGAACTCCATATAAATTTGAAATCGTTTTCGGTGACTGCCACCGAAAAATACAAGGATATTGTACTTTTATTTTATGAAAAGTATCAAACCAATTATGTAAATCGTATCAATGCTTTGTATATTTACCATACCCCTCACGTGTTTGATACAATCAAAACTATTTTTGTAAAGCTTTCCCCTTTATCCAGTACTTTTATGTTTGATCCAGTTTTATATAACAACAAAGAAAGTCCAATGAAATTAGCGGAAATTATGAAAGAACGAATGGTTTCTTTATATAATGAAAATGATGTGGAATATGACGATGATCGTGAGGATGATGACGAGGAGGATAACGCCGTCTAGGGAGCATACACCCCCCCTCCATTTGTGATGGATATATATTTATTTGTAGGGAACCTACGCCCCCCCCTTCCATTTTTGTAACATATAAAATACTATTTTCTTCTACTTTCATATTGTTCAAATAAATAAAATTATTTATTTGAAATTTTACTATGGGTTTACACCCTTGAAGAATTAAAATGGGACAAAAATCCCATTAAAAATTAACAAGGTTTGCCCTTCACAGAGCGTGTAAATTTTGGTTTTACTGGTTCGTCTAAACCGGTTGATAAATTACAAGAACGATTGGTTCTGGATAAATAATTTGGTCTTTTTTTATTATTTATCGCATTATAAGCAATTTTGTAAATATTTGTCGCTCCATTAACATCTCTATTCCAATAACCGCATCCGTTCTTACAACAAATCAGTCCGTGAATTAAGACATTACCGCTTCTATATGGTTTTGGATTTTCCCTAATCATTGTCTTTTTACAAATACCTATTTCACATTTGGAACACATACAACTTGTTCTAAATTCATCAACCAAATAAGTTTGAAATCTTGCTTTTTTAAAAAGTGTTCGCATTCCTTTTCCTTTGGTTGCTTCTTTGAATTTCATTTGTTTTTTCTGTTCGTAATCACCAAAACAAACAACAACATCTTTTTCATTTCCAAATATTTTCTTAAATTGGTTAATCATTATCTGTTCGCTCTTCTTTGTATTTCTATAACTTTGTAATCGTAGTTTCCTGAAAATGTATTTTTCATAAAATGTAAATAATATATGATTTATTTCACTCTTTTTTTGGATATATTCCTTGAATTTTGATATGTTAAGTGATTTTCTATTTAATTTTGATAATTCTGTTTCCCATTCTATAATTGTTTTACCATTTATTTTTTCCTTTTTCAATTCTAATTGAATTTTTGAATACTTCTTTTTCTTGGTTTCTTTTCTTCGTTGGTCTTGTGAATAACGAAACTCATTTGATTCTTTATTATCAGCATCTACGCAATAAATTAAATCACATTTGCCAGGGTCTATTGCTACTATTTTTTTATGTTGTAATTGTGTGTAATCAGTTAATTCATCAATATATGTTTCGGTTGATAAACCTTTTTTCAACATCGGTAATTTCTTACCAATAAGGTCTTTTCGTAATAATAATAAAGAACAACTTACCCCATCTGTTTCTATCATATGATGAAATTCATAATATTTTTTATGAAACATTTTTCTTTCTGTCCTAAAAAAGAAATTCCATATTTTATCTTCATTTCTTTTCAAATTTCCTTTTGTTAAATAATCACTTTTATTTCCTTGTTTTTTTGTCATAAGAAGATGCACTAATGTAGTTGTATCTAATCTTATATGTTTTGGTATAACTTCACTTCTCATAGGAAATACATTATAAATAGTTTGTTCTTCCTTTTCAATTTGTTTCATCCAAACAAATAATTTTATTTATAGGAAATTTACGAAGTTCCGTAAAAAAGTTATTCATTTCAGTTGATTTCTCTATCGGTTTTTTATATCTTTCTTTTGGAAAATGCTCGTGTCTTGTTCTTTTTCTGGTTTGATTATTATCTCTAACAACCTGTCCTAAATGTTGTGGTGTAATATCAAATGTAGGGTATTATTTTTTCATATCAATAACTAATTATTCCATGGTTATTTGCTCGTTTTTCTTCAATATATCTAACGCAGTTTTAACTTGTTGGTTAGTAATCTTATAAGATACATTTTTTCTATTTCTTCTTGTAAGATTTTTAGTAGAATTATATCTTTGTATCCATCGTTGTAAAGTAGATTTCTTACAATCAAATATTTTACAGGTTTTTCTAATATTGTCTTTATTTTTCAAATAATATTTAACTGCCGAAATTTTATAATCTTCGTTTTTATGTGTCATTTCTATAATAAAATTAGAAAAAACTTACTCATAATTTGTCCCATTTTAATTCTTCAAGGGTGTAAAGTTGTGTATGTTTAAAATTGTGTATGTTTTAAAATGTTGTTTTACTTAAAATATTATATATGTATTTTGAGCCTTCGCTTATGCAACCAAGTTTCCATTCTCATCCATAGTGGATTGAGATAAGGTAAATACCCCTGTTTGAACGCTTTCTTGTAAATACCCCCCGGCACCTTCTACACTCTCCTCCAAATTATTCACCATTGTTTCCTCATTCTTTGAAATATCCCCCGTCGATTCTTCGACAACTTCCAATCGTGGAGTAATCAAATTACTAGGGGGTCTTTCCTCCAATAACATCTTATTTACATCCATCGTATAGGTTTGTAGTTTCAATACAATGAATTTCAACTCGGCGATTTCATTTACTAATATTTCAAAACGGTTGTCATACTCATTCAAGTTATCATTCATAATTTGAAAATTCTCCTGTATTTCCTTGTTGAAATCGCATTGTTCATTGATTTGAGTTTTTATTTCAGTGAGCTCTACCGTATT